TTTAATTTTTTGAGGAAATTAGTTTTAATTGAATTTATAGTTCCCTTCATGATTCCTTGAACTTGTCCCGTAACATATGCTAATTCTGCTTGCATATTGACAACTGAATTTGTCAGTGGGTCAATCCAACTATTACCAACATTTTCTAAACCTTGAAGTATTTGAATAAAATCTGTAACTGCTTGTGTAGTTTTTCCAATTACAGAATCGTTACAAGGTGTCCAAGCAGTAAATGTTTTGGTTCCTTTTTTCTCAGCGTTGACCTCAGTTACAGATAAATCTAAATTCTTTGCAACTACTTTTGTTTCTTCTTTTCCTGTAGAAGTAAGTTTAAGACCGTCAGGTTTACGAGCAGATGATCTTAAGTGTGCTTTAAATGGTTTAAAACAACTACTTTTTACAGTATCGACTTGCTGGTCATCAATTTCATCTTTAACTTTATTTGTTTTAGGGAGCAATCCCATGATGACAGGTTGCTGTGCATCTTCACCGTCCAAAAAGAAACCAATACAAGTTTCCCCACCAGCGAGGATCATATTTTCACCAAGACCTGCTTGACCAGATCCTGAGTGAGTTGGAATCATTACTTCTGCCCACGGTAAATCCTCATCAGGAAGGTCATTTCCTTGACAATCAAAAGGGTGATAACCAATAATACGAACTTTAACTCGATTATGTTTATACTCCTGTCTAGCTAGGACAGCATTTAAAGGCCTCCAATATTTTGGAGGAGCAATCTGACCTATCCACCAATTGAATCCGTCCTTTCCTAAAAAATTTGTTTTACCTAAAGCAGCAACCTGATCAATCATTAGTCGTCATATACTAAACACTCTGGTTCATCAGGGTGCATTTCGCAAAATAATTCTAACACATTAGGATCATGATGATCACCTGCCTCTATCTCATCGTGGTGATGATCTGCATATACTTCGAGTTCATGTAACTCTTCAAGCATATGTCTCTTCATTGGTTCAGAGGTTTGTGGATCGGCAAGAACTTCCTTGTCGTGTTCGATGTGGTCTTCTATGCTTTTCATTTTTTATCTCCATGTACAGTATGTACACTTTTATTTAGTTAGTTAAAATGAACCTGGTGGTACACTATTACCATACCTTGAGTTATCAATATCAACTAACTCTTGTGTTGTCAATCCTTCATAACTAGGTTGAATTTTTGAATATCCATAAGAATCTCTTACCAAGTTAAGAGAACTGAAACTAGCGTTTGGTTGTATATGATGATTTAATCTTGTCACCAAATAATTTCCACTGGCACTCTGGTCAAGTTCTGATGACTTTCCCTGATCCATTTCTGGAAATACACAATTAATTAAATCACCTACTTTTATTCTGGTATTTAATGGGATTTGTATGTCCATAGATTGAGAAAACAACTGATTATATCTCGATGCTGCTTTTGCCTGATATGCTTGATCTATTCCTGAAGTTTCAAATCCTTGAGCTCCAATTCCAAGTGTACCATGATCTGAAATTCGAACAAATAATCTACTGTTTGCTGATGACAAATCACTGGAGATACCAACAATGTTTTCATCATCATCACCTAATTGATTTTGTAAAGCTCCATCATCCTTTTTCTTTTTATCTTTAGGCAGTAAATTATAATTGTAGTTAGAAACAACATGTGTTAAAGAATCGAAGAAAACAGTTCGGTTTGCGTACTGACCAACTGCTAGTGCCTTACGAATATCAGTTCCTCTATTAACATGAAAATGATTTATTTTAAAATTTTCTTCAAGTTTATATTGATTTCCCATCGCACCCATACCTGGATGTAGATAAGGCCCATGAATTTCTTCACCTTGTATCTTTGCGTCTGCATTTTCAGAACTTTTTCCTTCACTTTTTCTAGTTCTAGCAACCAAACTCTCTATACTTTTAAAATTAAATCCTTTTTTATTTTCAAAAAACAAATATCCTGCTGTTCCAACTGTTTTTGCCTGTTCACCCTCTCCAGACACTCCTTGTTTTGAACCTTTAATTGCTTTTGGACATAACCAACTAATGGTATGAAAAGGTTTCTTTGTATTACCGATAAATGAATATGAATTTGTTGTTGACTCTATTAATCCATCTTTAGCAAATTTATCTGGATCTACTTTCATAACATTACCTAATATATCTTTTACGTGTGCGTCAATTTTTGCTAACTTATATTTTTTTGTGCATCTTGAAGTTTCATTTGCAAAATATTCTGGAGATGTTATTTTTAATGTGAATGTCTGTGCTGTCGTTGGTTGATCTAAATGTTCTATTTTATAAACATACAACTCTCCAGAATCAGGAACAATACCTTGGTCTTTTTCTATGGTTCCAAACTTGAAAGTTCCAGATAAAGTTTCTACTTCCATTGCTATTCTCTCACCACCACGGATTGGTAATTTACTCACAAAGTTGAAAGTAGAACTTATTTTCATATTCATACTGATGGTTGGACTCATTATATTCTCAAAGTATTCAATATACTGAAGATGAGCAGTCAAGTCAATTGGAGTTCCTCCAATCGGTTGAATGGTTACGTAATTATATTTGAGTACTTGAGATGCTAAAGCCATTATTGATTAAGTTTATGTAAAAGGATATCGGTTCCTACACTATTTACTGGTTGAAAAGGAACAAAACTTATTTTATCTGCACCTTTTTTAATTGGTACATTAGTTGATACTTGATTATTCTGTTTGTTTTCAGGAACGATCAAAATATTTTGTGGGCCACCTAAATCTACACCTGCTTTTTCTTTTAGCATTCTAATTTCTTTATTTTTTTGTATGTGATATGCTCTTATTCTTTCATCTGATGACTCAGTAATATAATATTTTAACTTAGAAGGATCGTCTTTGTATTTAAGATTATTATATGCATTGAAAAGATCCACTACAGCCGTTCTCAAATTGTCTTTTGGTTTAAATAGATCTACAAATGCTTGACCTGCAAAAAGTAAATCAATAACAAAGAATCCTGTTTTTGTTTTTGATTTAAACAATGGTTTAACTAAGTCACTCTTTAAAAATTGTGGAGTTAAGTTTTGTGTTGTTTTAGATAAGGTATCAAATATCTTAGATCCTCTAGATTTTAATTTAGTAAAAACACCTTGACTTTTTTGTGATTCAATTAACTTTTTGGTTGCTTCAACTTCACCCTCTGGCACTTGATCTATTGCTTTAAATGTTCTTTCAAGCATCTCCTTTCTTAATCTTCTCACTGCTCTCTGATTTAGAAGTTTTTGAGTATCAGCATCACTTAAGGCATAAAAATCAATAAGTTTGTTAGTTTTCGGATCAAGAAATTGGTCAAATTCTAATTCTAATACTGGTTTTATTGTATTGGTATACTTTCTGTTCATGAATGGTTTACCATCAACAAATTCAACATCTCTTTTTAATACTTCAATTCTGCCTGTTTTTTCAAAATAATCAAACGCACGTTTTTTTGGATTTGAAGAAACATTATCTGGTGGATCTCCCATTCTAGTCCTATTAGCAAACTGATCTGAGGATATAAAACTAAGAGGATCACCTGTAGTTTTTACTAATTCCTTTGCCTTAAGTTTTTTAGGTATTTTATTTTTAACTTTTGTTTTTACTGGTTTACTTACCTTTATTTTTTTCTTTACTGGTTTTGGTATCTTACTTGTCTTCGCAATCGAATCACTAAACGCTAGATTTGGTAGGTCAGGTATTTTAGGAGGGTCTGATAAATCATCAGGATTTCTTCTTCCCACAATAAAAGGTGTCTCAAATTTACCAGATGTATCTTCATTATCTTTTCCTTTAATTGCCCTAATAATACCACCAAGAGCTAAGAGTCCTAATCCACCTACACCTACTTTTAAAATATTTTTAACTTTATCATCTTTAGGTTCTTTTATACCTTTTAACTCTTCAGTCTCTTTTTTAATAAAGTTTCTGAATTTTTTGTAATCAGATTTTCTCTGAAACTTTAATGATTCTATCGGTGATCTTTCTTTTTTTGGTTCTAAATTTTCCATCACTATACTACATTAAAATTTGCCATATTGATTGGTGCTACAAAATTATCAACATCAAAATTAGGATGTATCTTCATGGTAGGCCCAGATGTAAGTCCACCTGTATCATTTCTAACTAAAGATTGGTTTGATTTATTTCCCATTGGAACCATCGCTATATTACCAGTATTATTTCCTTGTGAAACTCCTGATACACCACTATTTTTTCCAAGTTCTTTTACATTATTTGACGATATCTCTTGAGGTTTTATAGTGTTTGAGTCTATTCCACTTAAAATTTCATTCAAAAATAATTTTTTTTCATCTTCTTCAATCTTACCTAAAGGATCATCACCAAATCTCTTAAGAAACTCAATCATATCCTCTGCTAATTGCTTTTGATCACCTTTAAGATCATTTTTTAATTGTTGCTCATAAACTAATTTTGCTGTATCTATATTTTCTTTACTACCAAATTTTTCTAAAGCACCTCTAATTGTATCAAATTTTTCATTTGGAGTTAAAGTACTATATCCTGATGTACTAAAAACTGCTTGATTGTTTGCGAATCTATTAGCAAGTGCACCAATAAAATCAAAATTTTTAGTTAAGGTTCCACCTTTTCTAAAATCTAATTTACCAGTTTTTAATTGCTCTATTCTATCTTCTAATGCTTTTACATTTGCATTATAGTTTGGATCAGTTACTTTTGAATTACTTTGTTTATAATCTGTTAATTGATTTTCTAAAATTACTATCTCACTCTTAGTTGCTTCAACAACTGCTTGTTGTGCGTCTAAAGGTTCTTCTTTTCTAGTTGTTAATTCTTTAACTGTCGCATCTATTCGACCTTGACTTACCCCACTAAGTGCTTTAAATTCTGGACTTGTTTTAGTGTCAATAAAATAATTTCTTATCATATCTTCAATAACAGTTTTAAATTCAGCTGTTCTTTTGAAGAAATTAATAATTGGTTTTTTAAAGACATTAAACAAAGCAGCAACCCCACCAATGGCAAGAATTCCTAAGATGCCTTTTATTAAAGGAATTCCAAGTAAAGTAAAAATTGGAAGTGCCACTGCTGCACCACCGATTAATTTTCCTACAAACCCAAATACACCTGCACCCTTAGTAACTGATTCCTTTAAAGCCTTAGCGATACCAAAAGTAGATCCAACTGAATCTCTAATAGTCTTCATGCTTTTCTTTAGATCTTTACCTACCTTTTTAGAACCAAAGAATCCAACATAATTCATACCAAACTTTTCTTCTTTCGTTACTTCTGGTTCACTCGAAATCGTCTCTGTTATATCTTTAATATTTTTGACACCACTTCTTGCTGCACTAATTAGACCTGTAGTTGCACTTGCTGTAATTGTTCTAGGTGAGATTGCTGGTTTAATCATTTACATGTTTGCTTGTTTTGCTTTTAAATTTTCTTCTTCAACCCATTGATTTAATAATCCAACATAGATGTCTCGTTCCCAAGGCATCATATTTTCAATTTCAGTCAAAGAATATTTATGATGCTGCATCAAGGCAAAGTTAAGTTTAAAGTATGACTCAAGATCAATATGAGCCATAACTATCCGAAAAAACTCGTTATACCCTCCAACGTAACGTCACTTTCAATTTTTGTCTTAGGATTTATAACCTTAATTGTATGAGATAATTTAGGCATCGTCTCAAAGAAAGTTTCAACTTGTTTGAATTGATTTGAATTTAAGGTCTCTAACCATTCATTCAACTCTTTCTTTGTGCAATCAGCTGCTGCCCAAGATTCATCCATATTATATACAACATCAATACAAGAAGAAATAATATCCAAAGATGCATCGAATGTTATATCATCCACATTATTAATATCAAAATTATTTTGAACAAATTCATTCAAAGATGGATACTTCATTCTTAAAGTTAAACTTTCATCTAACTTAATGTCACGATTATGTTTCTCACTCTTTTGAACTTGTATTTCATCAATGAAAATTTGTGATTCAACTTTTGTTTCACCATCATCAGGGCAAGTTATCACAACATCTACAGATTCACCCACTGATTTACCACGTATATTCAGGAAGATATATTCAATGTCAAATGTGGGAAGTTCTTCAACTTTAATTCCTCTGGTTAGAATACAAGACTTCAAAGTAGATTTAATTGCATTTGTAATCTGCTTTGAATCTTGACTTTCCAATGCAAGAATTAAAATTTTCTCCTCTCTTACAAGGAATGGTCTATATTTTATTTTTTTTCCCGTTGATGGTAAAACCAACTCATGTGTCGGGGTAGATATTTTTGGTAAAGGCATAATATTATATTCAGTATTGTATATAGCAAGGTTTTAGTAACCGTAATAACCACCATAAGAACTTGACCCAGATGAACTTGACCCATCCGAACCCGAACTAGAGGAACTTTCAGTGCTAGAGGTAGTTCCTCCAGAAGAATCTGTGCTAGTGGTTGTGGTTGTAGACTCAGTTGTAGTTGTTCCACCACCACTGGTTTCAGTAGTTTGAGTTGTCTGAGTTGTTCCTTCACCAGCAGTAGTTTGTTCCTCAGTAACAGGGTTTATTTCTGTGACAGGATCACCAACAATGATACTATCAGGAGATAAACTTTCTTTAAAGGTATCATATACTATATCGTGATCATAAGGAGCGTGTCTTTCACCAACCATTCTAATAGTTTTGATTTCGTTACCATCTTTATCTTTTGGATGATGCCAAGGGCCATAATATGCTTTACCACCACTTGTATAACCTTCTGGTTTTGTTGGGTTAGGATCATTTGTGCTAGGTGCTATCTCAGATCCAACTGCTTTTGGTCTAAGGGGATTAACTTGAATTTGTTGATTACTATTTGAAAGTTTTTCTTGAATTGATTGTTGAACATTACCATGCTTTTCAATCGTATGTCTAAGATAAGTGAATGCAACAGTTACTTGTAAAAATGTGCTACCTTCATAAGACATCTGAACAGCATTAAGATTAACTGGGAATGTATCAATGAAATGATAAGTCAATAAAGGCATATTTTTAAATGTATTATTTCTATCATTTGGATTCTTTAAAAAATCTCTTTCAAATTTAGTAATCTGTATCTTTCTTCGATAGTCATCTGGATATCTAAATCTTGAATATGTATTTCTATCTTGATATGCGTTGAGTTGACTTGATGCATTTCCATCATATCTACCTCTGGTTCCATCATACACTGGATTAATAAAATTCATCCATTCTTCAAACATACGCAATACATTATAATCATTATCAATATAAAAAGTTAAATCAAATTCATTATAGATTCTTCTTGATGCAAATCTCTCTGTCATTCCCTGACGACTTCCAAGTTCCTCCGAAATATTAAAGTTAGAACCTGGTAAAGATGCTTGTGAACACAAAAAATCGTACTTCTGACTTGTGGAATTTGTATCTTCAAACAAACCACAGTTAGTTAGATATTCATATAAACCAACATTATCTCCTACCTGACTTCTGCGAACAAGATCTAACGATACCTTGAATTGAGTTGATATCGCAAGTTTTGAAAATATTGGACTCGCATTAGGTATACTTAAGTATAAGTCTTCCGATTTTATTGCCATCTAAATAGTTTTTAAATTGATCATGATAATATATGTATGTCATATAAAGGAAAATATTACCCAAGATACCCGAAAAAGTACAAAGGGAATCCCCAAAATATTATTTATAGGTCTTTGTGGGAAAGAAAATTTATGAACTACTGCGATTTAAATGAAACAGTAAGTGAATGGCAATCAGAAGAATTTTGGATCCCCTATCGTTCTCCAATAGATAATCGTATTCATCGTTACTTTCCAGACTTTTTTCTTAAGTATATTGATAAGAAAGGGAACAAAAGAACTATGGTTGTCGAAGTGAAACCAAAAAAAGAAACAAAGATGCCAAACGTGAATCCAAAGAAAAGAACAAAGTCATGGGCTCAATCAGTACAAACATATGCAGTCAATCAAGCAAAATGGAAAGCAGCA